TGTCGGCAGTACGCGCGCGAGATCGGACGTGCTGGCGGAAATTTTCGCCCGTATCGCCGCCGGTGAAAGCGTTACGGCGATCTGCAAATCCGGTGGGAAGTTTCCTACCGATCGCACTTTCTGGCGCTGGCTGCAGGACGATCCGACTGCGCTTGAGTGCTACGAAAAAGCGACCACGGCTCGAGCTCATGTCTACGCCGAGCGCATCCAGGACGTTACGGCCGAGCTCAAGCGCGACGACGATCTTACTTCGGAAAAGGTCCAGCTCGCCAAACTCGAGAGCGACAACCTCAAGTGGAACGCATCGCGAATGCTGCCGCGCAAGTACGGCGATCGAACGGTAATCGCTGGCGATGCGGACAATCCTCTCTCCGTCGAACTCAGCGACGCCAAAGCATCCTTGCTTCGCGGAATTACTCCGAAGCCTGACGACGGCGGAACGCCAGGCGAGGGTTGACGCGCTATCCGACGAGGGCGCGCTTGCGCTTCTGTCGGATTGGGACTTCTGGTCGCGTCCTGAGCAACGTCTCCCCGATGGAGATTGGCAGACCTGGCTGATTCTCGCCGGCCGCGGCTTCGGCAAGACTAGAACCGGCGGCGAAGTTGTGCGCGAATGGATCAAGCGTTTTCGGTTTGTCAACCTTATCGCCGCAACCGCGGATGATGCGCGCGATATTTTGATCGAGGGCGAGTCAGGACTACTGGCTATCTGCCCGCGTTCGGAGCGTCCTTTCTATCGCGTATCGAAGTCGCGCCTTGAATGGCCGAACGGCGCGCGCTCGCTGATCTTCACCGCAGACGAGCCGGAGCGCTTGCGCGGCAAGCAGCACGAAAAACTCTGGGCCGACGAACTCTGCGCTTGGCGCTATCCCGAAGCGTGGGACCAGGCCATGCTCGGATTGCGGCTCGGGTCGCAGCCGCAGGCGGTCGTCACAACGACGCCGAAGCCGACTGCGCTCATCAAGGAATTAATCGCGGACAAGTCGACCATCGTCACGCGCGGCAGCACTTACGACAATCGATCAAACCTTGCGCCGGCGTTTTTCTCGAAGGTCATCCGAAAGTACGAAGGCACGCGCCTAGGCCGGCAAGAACTCAACGCCGAAATACTCGACGACAATCCGCGCGCGCTATGGCAGCGCGCCAATATCGACGCCTATCGCGTTACCGCTGCTGCAACAATGCAGCGCGTCGTCGTTGGCCTCGACCCGAACGTCAAGAATCGCGACCGCGCCGAACTTGCAAAGGCATCGTCCGACACGCTCGACGAAGCTGGAATCGTGGTCGCTGGCGTCGGTCCGAAGCCCGCCGGCTGGGTGCCGCCGCCTGGCGTGACGGATACTGGCGCGCAGCACTTCTACGTCATCGGCGATCGCAGCCTCGATGCTGGTCCAAACGAATGGGGCAAAGCAGCGGTCAAGGCATACCGCGACCTAAGCGCCGATCGCATCATCGGCGAGGTCAACAACGGCGGCGATATGGTCGAGATGACTATCCGCAATGTTGACACGAACGTATCGTATAAATCGGTTACTGCATCGCGCGGTAAAGCGATCCGCGCCGAGCCGATCAGCGCGCTTTACGAGCAGGGCCGTGTTCATCACGTCGGTTTTTTCCCGCAGCTTGAGGACGAGATGTGCGACTTCGATCCGATCACGACGACCAAGTCTCCCAATCGCATGGACGCGCTCGTCTGGGCGCTGACCGAACTGTCCGACGAATCGGATATGGGCGTCTTCCGGTATTACCAGCAGTTAGCGAACAAACAAGCCGCGCAGACCACCGTCGCGCCGCTGCCTTCGTCAACGACTCGAACCGCGGCCGGTTGGCCGGCATGAAAGGGTAAGCAATGGCAAACGTCACGCTGAATCAACCATCCGGCTACGTTGGCGGCGGCATCTGGGGTACGAACGGCGTCTTCTACGCAGTCGCATCGTCGCAGGTCGTGATGCCGAGCGATGCGATCCCGCGCGACCTGTTCGGCGCTGGCTGGAGCTTCGGCGCTGGCGTTACCGGCGGCACAGGCGCAACCGGCCAAACAGGCAACACAGGCGGAACGGGCGGCGTCGGCGGGACTGGCGGAACTGGCGGCACAGGCGGCACAGGTGGGACGGGATTGACCGGCCTCACTGGCGCAACCGGCGCAGCCGGCGCGATCGGCGGCACAGGCGGCACGGGCGTCACCGGAGCAACGGGCGCAACAGGCCCGACCGGGCCAACGGGTCTGTAACCGGAGAACGCGATGGCGAACCTCGTACTTTTCACCGCCAATCCGGCGTATTTCCCCGACAAGCAATCGACGCTGGTCGGCCTGGACGGCGTCGCTTATCCGCTCGTGCCTGTTCTCGGCGGCGTGACGCTCACCATTCCGCCGAGCGCGTTCGGCTCGTATCTGCTGCGCGCCGGCTTCAACTGGGCGAACGGCGCGACCGGCGCTGCAGGTGCGGGCGGGCACGTCAATCCAACCGGCGGGACTGGTGGTACAGGTCTGACCGGGAACACCGGCGTCGCTGGCGCGCAAGGCCATCTCGGCGCGGTCGGCAAGACAGCGAACACCGGCGCAACGGGCAACGTCGGGCCGGCGATCGTCGGGCCAGCTGGTGCGACAGGTGCGACCGGATCCACGGGCGGCACGGGGATCATCGGCTGATGCCTACTCCCTACGAGCGGATCGATACGCTGGAGAGCGTTGTGCGCGAGCTCGTCGCGCGGCTCGAGCGTGTCGAGCAGCATCCAGCGCTGTCTGTGCCGCCGATCGACAAGACCGTCCCTGGCTCGACGCTGCACCTTCCGTCGAAAGGAAAGCATTGATCCCTGCCGTCTACCGCAACGGGCGCTACGAGCACCGGCTCGAGGTCGCGGAAGCGCGCATCCTGCAACTAGCGTTCGAACTGCAGCGAGCGCTCGGGATGATCGAACACATGGCGAATGCCATGAATCCCGACAAGCAGATGCCATCGCTGCCGGAAACGCCACGCGCGTTCGGGCGGGGGCACTGATGGAGCCGCGGATGCACGTCTGCGGCGGCTGCCGGCGTTCGCTGCCGCGCACGGACGAGCATTTTCATAACGCCTACGGGCGCAAGGACGGCCTTGCGACTTGGTGCAAGGCGTGCATGTGCAAGTCGTCGAAGGAATACGAAGCCGAGAAGCGCCGGAGACTGCGCGCCCAGCGCGCGATTGGCGCGACGCTCGATAAGGTGCTGGCCTGATGGCGCGCCCGAATCCCAAGCCTAAGCCGGCGTCCGACTCGCCGCCGTTCGAGTATCCGACGCCGACGCTGATCGACGCCTATCGCAACGGCACCGCATCGCTGGCCGGCGGAACACAGACGCCGCTCTACGCGCCGCAGATGCCGCCGACATCCAATCTGGGCGCTCCGTCGGCTGCAGCGCCATTCGGTCGTCGGCTCATGCAGGCGGTCGCGATTCGCATCCTGGGCGCTGATGCTGGCTCCGTTCTATTCCCTCCGCAGCAGCCGCTACAACCGGTCGCGCAAGCGCCAGCGTTCGGCGCGGTCGGCCGGCCGTGGGATTACCCGGTCGGCTATAACACGCGCGTTACGCCGCGCACCGGCCTGCGGATCGGCTTCCCGTTCCTGAAAGCGATGGCCGAGTTCGATCTGGTCCGCATCATGATCGAGCGCGTCAAGGAAGAACTCGGGACGATGGCGTGGACGATAGGGCCGCGCGACAAGAAACAAGCGCGCGATAGCGACATGGATGCGATCGAGGACATGCTCGCGTATCCGGACAAGGTGCATACCTGGCGCGACTGGACGTTTCAGCTGATGGAGCAGGTGCTGGTGTACGACGCGCCTGCGCTCTGGCTCCGGCCGACGCGCGGCGGCGATCTGTTCTCGCTCGAAATCATGGACGGGTCGATGTTCACGCCGAAGATCATGGCCGACGGTCGCCTGCCGCCGCCAGAGTTCGGGCCGGCGTATCAGCAGGTGCTCAAAGGCCTGCCGGCGATCGACTATATCCAGCCGGTGCCGAAAGGCCAGCCGGTGCCGGTCGACGGCTTCGGCGAGCCGTTCCCCGAACTGCTCTATAAGCCGCGCAACCCGCGCATCGATCTGCCGTACGGCTTCGGGCCGATCGAGCAGATCATCCGGACGCTCGAGATCGGAATTCTGCGCGAAGACTTCCTGAAGGATTACTACACGGCCGGCAGCATCCCCGACATGTTCGCGTTCGCGCCGGATACGTGGAATCCGGACCAGATCGCGCAGATGCAACTGCTGTTCGATTCGGTCAATCTCGGCAACCTCGCCAATCGCCGCGGCGTGCGCTGGCTCCCGGGCGGCGGCAAACCGCCGTACGAGCCGCGCAAGGATGCGCTTACCGACGCGACCGACGAATGGCTGATCCGCGTCATGTGCTTTGCGTTCGGTTTGTCCCCGATGCCGTTCGTCAAGATGATGAACCGCGCGAGCGGACAGACGCACGCCGAGCAGCAGAAGGAAGAAGGCACGCTGCCGTATGCGTCGTACCTCGCCGACTTGATGAATCACGTCATCATGCTGAAGTTCGGCCGGCGCGACATCGTGTTTCGCTGGGAAGAGGAAGTCGCGACCGATCCGCTCGAAGAGGCGCAGCGGTTCGCGCTCTATCTCACGAACAAGGTCTATCACCCGGACGAGGTCAGGCAGAAGCTCGGCGACGACGCGATGACGCCGGAACTACGCGCGCAGATGGATCAGCCGACGGTATCGAACGGCGTCAATGCGACCGTTCTGCCGCCTGACCAGCAGGCCGAAGCGGACCAGCGCAACGAAGACAAAATGAAGGCGCAAGCGGCGATGGCGCCTAAGCCCGGAGCTCCAGGCGCACCGGCGCCGGGGGTCGCCGGCAAGATGGGAAAAGGCGTTCGCAAATATGGGCGCAACTCGACCCTGAGCGGGCTTCGCTACTGAGAAAACGCGATGCTCTCGCCAAGACAATTCACGCATTCTTCCGGCACGCTGCACCGCGCTTCGCGGCCGACGTCGCACGCATCCGCGCCCGGCTCGGCAAGGCGGATCTGTCGCAAGACGAAAGCGACGCCCTCGACCGGATTATTGCAACAGTCGATTTTACGGGCTGGTCGATCCTCGTCGGAGAAGTGGACTCACTTCTGGCCGCTATCGTCGAGGACGGCTCGTACGCCGCTCTCGCTAGTGTCGGGATCGAGACTCGAGCCGCTGAGGGTGCCGCTGGCGTCGTCAACGATTTTGCCAAGGATTACGCCCGAGATCGTTCGGCTGAACTCGTCGGAATGCGGTACGACGAACTGGGGCGGCTCGTCGAAAATCCGGACGCAGAATGGGCGATCGACCAGACCACTCGGGATTTCCTGCGCTCCTCTGTGGGCGACGCTATTGCCGGCGGCTGGAGCAACGACAAGCTCGCCAACGCGATCAGCGAGTCTTACGGCTTTAGCGAGGAGCGCGCC